AAGTTAAAACAGTCACTTACGCCTTCCTCTACGGTGCAGGTGACGCCAAAATTGGACACTCCTTTGACTCTTCCTTAGATGATCGCGCTGCGAAACTACAAGGCAAGGAAATTAGAGCGGCGTTTGTTTCTGCTATTGATGGACTTGCGGAACTTCTGGAGGCAATCAAAAAGGCGTCTGAGAAGGGCTTTGTTAGATCGATAGACGGTCGAAAGATCGCTCTTGATAGCTCTCACAAAGCATTGAACTACTTGCTCCAGTCAGGGGCTGGCACCATCGCAAAGCGGTGGCTGCTTATCAACCAACAAACTATTGAATCTACAAAGTTGTGCTGTGCACAGCTTGCATTTGTACATGACGAACTGCAATTCGAGTGCCACCCCGCCCATGCAGCAAACCTATCAGCATCCCTGGTATACAGCGCAGCAGCGGCTGGAGAGTACTACAACTTACGAGTCCCTATCGCTGCCGAAGCAAAGCAAGGGAAGAACTGGGCGGAGGTCCACTGATGAAACTACTCATTGATGCTGACTACATTGTCTACAAATCATGCGCTGGTGCTGAAACAGACATAGACTGGGGTGATGATGTCATCATGGTCGTCAGTAAGTTCAGTGAAGCAATGACAAATGTCCAACGTGAGTTGACTAAAATCAAAGGTCACTTCATGTGGGATGTTCCCGAACTGATTTTGTTTTTCAGTGACTCTGTAAATTTTAGGAAAAAAATCTTACCCAGTTACAAGGGTCATCGAAATAGGAAGAAGCCCTGTGGATACAAACGTGTCATCAACGCACTGTCTGAACAGTACGAGGTGATTCGTATCCCAACGCTAGAAGCTGACGATGCCATGGGTATCTACGCAACAGCTAACCCTGGCAATGTAATCGTGAGTCCTGATAAGGACATGCGACAGATCCCTGGTAAGTTGTTCAACATGGATGAACTTATAGAGATCAGTGAAGAAGAAGGCTATCAATGGCATCTGATTCAGACACTGGCTGGTGACCAAACCGATGGTTACTCAGGCGTGCCTGGCGTTGGCGTCAAACGTGCTGTTGCTCTCTTTGATGAGCATGGATACACGTGGGACACAGTTGTCAAAGCTTTCAAAGACAAAGACATGACTGAAGAGGACGCCCTGATCAATGCCAGACTCGCAAAGATTCTCACCACTAACGAATATGACGGACAAGTCATACCCTGGACTCCCACCAATGCCGGTGACGGAGCTGACGATGGAGCAGAACTTCAAGCTTCGTAGGCTTGAGGACCTGCTACCAGAGGCTGACAAAACGGACATCATTACATTGTTTATGGCGCTTCAACGCCAAAACTTTTGCCTCGCCAACACTGTTTCTAACCTAGTACAAAAGTGGCCCAATCACCCGCCCACTACACACGCGGACACATAGAAGTCTGGGACTTTATCCGCGATCAAGAACTCAACTATCACCTCGGTAATGCTATTAAATATATTTGCAGAGCCGGTTTCAAAGGTGATAACACAAAGACTGCCGACCTTAAAAAGGCTATCCACTATCTTGAAAATGAACTGCTACATACACCCGAGCCTCATGGATCAGGCGGACCAGTTCCGCTTCGCTTACGGCGTCCCGAATGGGTCGAACATGAGGAAGACACAGAAGTCTTTGATCGATGAAGAATGGTCTGAGTTCCACGAGGCTTATCACTTCGAGGATGAAGAACATCAGCTCAAAGAATTAGCTGACCTCGTGTATGTATGTTTTCAATTCGCCGCGTCCCAAGAATGGGACCTGGACGAAGCGATGATCAGAGTTCATGAATCGAACATGTCAAAGCTCGGTGAAGATGGTAAGCCCATCTACCGAGACGACGGCAAGGTCCTGAAGGGACCGAACTATAAACCACCGCATCTTTCTGATCTAGTTAAATGACCACCGCATCTTATATCTCAAGGACTGGCCGTGTTCAGTCCTGGCTTGACGACCCCACCTCCCGCCTACCTGTAAGCTGTACAGTATTTGTTGTCCAAGACTCAATGGAGGGTCCTGATGGAATCGAAGCTAGCTGGAGATTTGTATCACATGCTCTACGTTTCGGAGCAGGTTGCGCGGTCCACTTGTCGGAACTGCGACCCCGAGGTGAAGAGAACGGAAAAGGACTGGTTGCATCTGGACCAGTCTCCTTCGCTAAAATCTATTCAACGTTAAATGAAATCCTTCGTCGCGGGGGTGTCTACAAGAACGGCGCGGTGGTCTGTCACCTCGACCTTTGCCACAGCGATGCTCGTGAGTTTATTAGTACTCCTCGATCCGAACTCCCCTGGGTCAAACGATGCATCAACATCACAGAAGATTGGTGGGAGAGGTGTTCGTTTAAGGAGGAACTCCTCTTCGCTATTAAATCGGGAGACGTCTGGCTCAACAAAGTAAAGTACGACAGTTATGGAAACCGAATCCGTGGAAACGTTTGTCTTGAAGTGTACCTGCCGTCTAGGGGAACCTGCCTTTTACAGCACGTCAATCTCTCTGCCTGTGAATATGACGACATTCCAAGAGCTTTTACTGAAGGGATGTCCCAACTGTGCGAACTCCATGGTCGAACTGGGGTTGGCGATTCAGGAGAATATCTGCCGAGCGAAACAGACCGACAAGTCGGACTCGGGATGCTCGGACTTGCCAATCTCCTACGGAGGTACGGCGTAAGCTATGAGCAATTCGGAGTTGCTCTGGACAACTTCAATGCAGGAAAAGTGGTACGCACACCAGCCTATGAATTGGTGTCTGCCATTGCCTCTGGCATTGATGCTGCCGCCGAGATTGCTCGTGCTAATAATATGGTTCGAGCCTTTGCTATCGCACCCACTGCCTCGTGCAGTTATCGAAGCAAGGATCTGGATGGTTATACTTCAACACCAGAAATCGCTCCGCCTATCAGCCGGACTGTAGACCGCGACAGCGGTACGTTCGGTGTACAAACATACAATTATGGCGACGTAGAAATCGCCAGCGAAGTCGGTTGGGAAAGCTACAAGCGTGTTGCTGATGGCATCATGACTCTTCTCAGCCGCACTGGGCTTCTTCATGGGTATAGCTTCAACAGTTGGAGTGATGTTGTCATGTATGACAACGCCTTTATCGAGGAGTGGCTAGCAAGCCCCCAGACTTCTCTTTACTACAGCCTGCAAGTAATGGGCGACGTACAAGATAAGTCAAGTGCATACGCTGCATTGGATGAAGACGACGTCAACGATTACTTGGCAGGTATCCTCGAACCTGAGGAAGAACTTACCTGTGACTGTCAAGAATGAATCCGTACGAGAAACTAATCAATCGAAAAAGAAAATGGACTCCTGTACAAACAACAGCAGGAGCGTGCAAAGAAGGAGCACAAGAGGCAATATACCGCGCACTCGCCATGCGTCATATGGAACTTCCCGTTGGAGATTTTATCAATGACGCTCTCGCCTCTGACGTACCGACAAATGCACGGGACGTCCTACTGTCCAATGTCAAGGACGAAGAGAATCACGACCTCGCACTTGGTTACATCGCCAATGCTTACGGCGTTGATGAACAAGCTGAAGCGGAAGCCCTACGGCTTAAGTCCGCGTGGGAGGCACATCCAGATCACACGATTACCAAGG